ACACCTACACTAACATTAGATAAAGAGTCCCCCCCCTACCCCCCCCAAGGGGAGGGGTCACCACCTGTTTCAGAATGGTCTGAAGAGCAGGTCAAGGCCTTCGGCGACGACCACGGATATCCCCCCGTCTATGATGCCGAGTTCTACGGTCCCGGCGCCAGACGGCGTCGAGCGAAGCTCTCATCCCGAGAGCGCCTGGAAGCAGCGAGAGGAAGGGCAACGACATGACGACAACGCAGTACGACGCCGATCTTGCCAAGGCGATCCATCGGGGCTGCGCGCGAGGCTGGCCTGAAGGTCGAGCTTCACTGCGACCACGGCGGGCGCGAGGTGAACGACGAAGACCTCGCCGCCGACATCTCGAGGGAGCTATGAGCGCCTGGGAGGTCGCTCTACTGGTGATCGCGGGGACGTTTGCCTGCACGGCGCTGGGCGGCTTCGTCGTCCTGGTGGTATTCCTGCGGAAGCTGTGGAGGGAGGGAGAGCGTGGCTGAACCATCCTACCTGTCGTGTGCCCACTGCAGCTTCAAGTACGACCACAAAGAGGGGCGCACCTACGGGCATCAGTTCAAGGAAGCCAGCGAGATGATTGCCTGTTGGCGCTATCCCGAGCCGCTGCCGGTTGCTGCCGGGCACTGGTGCGGGGAGTACCGCCTTAACCCCCCGCCGGACATGGACAAGGCCGAGTACATTGACCGTCGCAACTGGTGGGCACGTTACGACCGCGACGAAAGGGCCGAGCGCATCCGGCTCGGCAAGGTGGCGAAGAAGCTGCGGAAGGAACTGCGCGAGTTGAAGGCGACGATGGAGTGAGGTATTCTCCCCCATCACACTGGAGGGCATCCTGATCATGGCAACCTGGACCGAAGTCGCCGACCACTGGATGGTCAAGATGATGGCGATCTTCAAGGAACCAACCGACGGTGACCGTGCCGTCGCCATGACGCTGTACCACGAGCACCTCACCCGCTACCCCGTCGATGTCCTCGACCAGGCTTGGGCCGTGCTCAAGGTCAAGAAGACACCCTGGTGGCCGACGCTCGGCGAGGTGGACGCGATCTGCGCTCGCTTCATGCCGAGGCCAGCCGAGCCGCCGGCGGGACGCCGTGGTCGATGGTGGCGCGGCGAGGAGGTCGAGGCCGAAGAGGCGAGCGAGACGCCCGAGGTGCTCGCGGCCCGGCTGTCGCACATCGACCAGCTGCTCGAGGAGAGGCCTGAGCAGGGTGACGGGCCGCTGGGGCCGACGGTCCGCAGGATCCTGACGGAGATGCGCGCCGAGGTGCAGTCGCGGTTCGACGCGATGGTGGCGGCATGACGTGCCCGCGCTGCGCCGGACCGTGGTACGCCGGGGCGAGCTTCTGGCCGAAGGTGCTCCGGTTCCACTTCGCCGGGCGGTTGTGCCTGGGGTGCGGCTACCGCGAGGTCGACCGGCCACCTGGGTGGACCCTGTGGCTGTGATCGAGGTGGTGTTGCCGCCCGAGGTGTCGGCGCGGTGCCGCCAGTACGCGACAGAGTGCATGGCTATGCACAAGGCGTCGGGGACGTACCGCGAGGGGTTGGCAAAGGACGGCGACTTCATCGGCAAGGTGGGGGAGGCCGCGTTCGGGCAGACCTATGGACTCGAGGTGGACTACTCGATGCGCCCGGCGGGCGACAAGGGGATCGACTTCACGGTTATAGTCGCGGACACGTTTCCTCGAGAACACGTCATCGACGTGAAGACGGCGGTCAATGCCAACCACTTGATGCGCCCAGTAGTGTGCAAGTATCCGCAACCGTATTACGTCCAGGCGAAGTATCGGGGCGAGTGCCGCGTGGCGCTGCTGGGGTGGTATCCCGAGTGGGCCATGCCGCTCCAGCCGGTGAAGACGTTCAAGTTCGGCATCGCCAACCACGTCGTGCGGAGCGAGGAGTTGATGGACTTCGAGTCGCTGGAGCGGCACCTGGGTCTGAGGCGCGCGTGAATGGCGGGAATAACCTCTAACCGGAAGTTGCGGTTTGATATTCAGGGCGGGCCGCGAACCGCCTCGCTCAAGAAATCTCACGTTGATGGAGCGAAGCAGCGGCGCCGGGTGGTGCCCGGCTATCCGTGGGAGGGGCAATTCAAGACGCCGGAAGAGGTCGCGGCGTATTTCGGCGATGACCGAATAACGTGTCTCATGTGCGGCAAGCGGTACAAGTCGGTTGGTGCCCACCTTCGGGTCCACTCCATGACGGGGGGGGAATACCGCAAGCGGTTTGGGCTACCTTGGGGGCGCGGGTTGACGTGCCCGAGTACGAAGGAAATACACCGCGCCCTTGGAAAGAAACTTTACCATTCTGGCGGTGGCTTCGCGTCCATGACGGACGAAGAACGAAAGGTTCAAAGGGACCGAGCACATCACGCGCGCCATCGGCCACAGCAACCATACCATCGCGTTCTTACTGTCCGGCATGGGTGCCGAACGCCGTCACTACTCGGCGCTGATTGCAGAGTCTTCCACGACGAGGACTACGACCGCGTCCTTGAGTTCATGGTGTCGGGAGACAAGACGTTGGCTGAGGTTCTCGCGGATCATGAAGAGATCCCCGGACCGACCGCCGTGTACCATGAAGCACGGACTAACGCCGCGTTTGGACGCCGCCTAGCCGAAGCATGGGAAACCATTAGCTTTGCGGCGCAGGCGCGAGGGGGGCATCTTGGAAAACGTTTCTTCGATGAATGCAAGCGGTTACGTCTAGCGGGGGTAACCACCCGTGAGATTGGGCGGCGTCTCGGCGTCCACTGGATGTCGGTGGAACGACGTTTGGTCGGTGTTGTCGCGGTTCCAGAGAAGACGCACTGCAAGCGAGGACATAAGAAGACCCGAGCACCCAGCGGGCGGCTCAAGTGTGACATCTGCGCTACCAACACGTCGCGCGCTCTTCGCGGTCACCTGCCCCGAGCGGTAGCGGCTAAGGTGAGGGTGGATGTCGTGTGCATGGCGTGCAAGGGGCCAACCACCACCTCCCGCCTTAACGGGAGCCGTCCCGTTCTGTGCCCCAAGTGTCGGCGAGCGCGGACTGAAGCCGCCTCAAAACGATGGAAGGTGGAAAACCGAGAGCGTTCGGACGAGTATCAGCGCGCGCACTATGCTCAGCAACAAGGCGACGACGGCCCCATGCGCGAGTATGCATCCAAATACTCGACCGGTCACGCGGCGCGGCATGCCCCACCAGTTTGACCGCGTGGCACGCATCGACGTGGTGGCCGGAATCCGAGGCCGCGTCCGCGAGCTCTGGGCCGAGCACCAGGACCGGTTGGTCACGATGCTGGCCGAGGAGTTCCCAGACGCGATGGCGACCGAGATCAGGCTCGGCCTGACGCCGTCAGCCAGACCCCGACGGACTCACCCAGGAGGAAGCGATGCAACGGAAACGCATTGACGAGACGATCAGCGACGTGATGCAGCAGATCAAGGCGGGGGTTGACGATGCCCGCAATCGGGGTTGTGATATCCCCGATGACCACATCGAAGTCAACGTCAAGCTCTCGACCGAGGACGGGCGACCGGTCCAGGTATCGCTGCCGCTTGTGCTGACGGAGATCACCGAGTAGTCTTCGCTCGATTGGTCGATCCGACCGATCTAGCGTGTACCTCCCAAACTCGCCCCGCCTCGTGCGGGGCTTTTCTTTCGCCGGTGCCTGTGGTAAGGCGAAGCGAGGGGCATCTGCTATTCAGGAGTCCGACATGGCACGTTCTCCACGCAAACGTCGCTCCCGCGCCGCCGCCGCCGCCGAAGATGCGGCACCTGTCGAGGCCGCTCCCGCTCCCGCTCCCGCATCCGACAGCCCCGCTTGCTACCCTTGCTCGGTTGAAGTCACCGACGGGTTGTTCCGTCTTCTGGGCGCCGACGGCAAGCCGATGGTCGATGACGCCGGGCGGATTCGCGACGGCGGCGGCTACGAGGACGAAGTCAAGGCTAATCGCCGGGCCGAGGCCATCAACGGCGAGCCGATCAAGCGCGAGAGAGAACAGCGGAATGCCGACGCGATCACGTAGCCCGGCACAGGCCCGCCGCTCGGTCCCGAAGTCGGCAGGGCCACACGCCAGGGTTCAGAAAACCGATTCCGGCTTCCGCATCGTCGGGCGCGACGGCCACCCCTTGGCCGACGGCGCGGGGCGGTTGCGTGACACTGGGGGCTATGGGGATCGGGGCAAGGCCGAGCGGCGTGTCGATGCGATGAACCAAGCGGCGGAACGAGATGGCACGTAAGGGGGTCATCACGACAGCCAACAAACGAAACCGGTTTTTGGAGCACTTGGCTGGCTGCGGTAACGTCAGCGAATCGGCCAAGGTTGCGAAGGCCGATCTCTCGAGCCTCTACGGGTGGCGCAACGGCGACCAGGATTTCGCCTATGCCTGGACGCTGGCGCTGGAGGTGGCTGGTGACCTGCTTGAGGCCGAGGCCCGGCGGCGGGCGCTGGGCTACGACGAGGCGGTCTACAACCGGGCGGGGGAGCAGGTTGACACGATCAAGAAGTATTCGGACCGGTTGCTTATCTTCCTGCTGAAGGGCGCGAAGCCGGACAAGTACGGGGATCGGTTCAGCGGCAAGGTGCTCCACGAGCACGACGTTGGCCCCAACTTCATGAGGATTCTGCGGCACATTGAGCTCACAGGTCGCGAAGCTGAAGACGGGGTGGGAACAGGCGTGGTTGAACTCACGTCCGAACCCACTTCTGTTCGTAACTGACGTTCTCGGCGTAACCCCGCGCCCCTGGCAAGAAGAGGCGCTGAAGCGGTTCGCGGTCGAGGACAGGCTCGCCATTCGGTCGGGCCACGGGATCGGCAAGACGGCGTTCCTCTCGTGGTGCATCCTGTGGTTCCTGCTCACCCATTCGCCCTGCAAGATTCCGGTCACCGCCAACTCCGGCGACCAGTTGAGCGATGTGGTCTGGCCGGAACTCGGCCACTGGTTCCGCAAGCTGCCCGAGGCGCTGCAATCGCAACTCGAGCTTCAGTCGGCGCGGCTGTCGCTGAAGGCCGAGCCGGAGGAAGGCTTCGCCGTCGCGCGGACCGGTTCGAGGGAGCGGCCCGAGGCGCTCCAGGGTTTCCAGTCGCCGAACATGCTGTTCGTAATCGAGGAAGCGTCGGGTATTCACGAGAGCGTCTTCGAGGTGGCCCAAGGCGCGCTCGCTTCGCGGGGTGCCAAGGTGCTGATGCCGGGGAACCCGACGCGGACGGCGGGATTCTTCTACGATGCCTTCCACAAGTTGCGCGACCGGTGGTCGGTGATGCACGTCTCGTCGCTGGATGTTGCGACCGCGACTGGTCACGTCGATGACATCGTCGCCAGGTACGGCATCGACTCGAACGTCTACCGGGTGCGGGTGCTCGGCGACTTTCCGACCTCCGAGGATGACGTGGTCGTGCCGCTCGGACTGGTCGAGGCGGCACTGGACCGCG